CATAATGGTGGAATGACATTCAACATAGGCAATACAAATCCTATTACCATGTTGGAGTTAGCCTCCATTATTGCAAGTGAGGCTCTTGATTTGGGGCTGATTAGTGATAGCAATATCAGTTTCGACTCCGTGAAGAGTTATGCCGATGATGTTCGATACCGAGTTCCTAATATCGAATCAAGCCAACGAATTCTGGGATTCTATCCCACGAAAACGGTAAGAGAAAGCGTCCGCGAATGCCTAAAAGTCCTTGTATGACAATATGTGAGGTCCAGGAACCGGTGAAGTTTGATGAGACTAAATGGTGCATAGGTTGTGGAAGAAGTCTGGATGATATCGCCGAATGGAAATCGGCGTCCTTGTCGCGTAAAAAGGAAATCATCCAAGCAGCTAAAAAAAGGAAAAGCCAAAATAAATGAAGAACTTTTTGGTTACAGGATCAAGTGGATATATCGGCAGCCACATGGTTCATGCTCTCCGCGATAAATATGGTAGTGATGCGAATATTATTGGTATAGATAGGGTTCTAAATAATGATGTCCATTCAATATTGGATAGATATATCGGTATGGATTTATCTATAGACAATGACTGGATTCGTACCGCGTTGCCAAATTTGGATTGCGTATTTCATTTTGCGGCCAGTTCCATTGTTTCTGATGGAGAAAAAAATCGCCTGGAATATTATCATAATAATGTGGTTTCAGGCATCAAAACAATGGAATATTGTAACACCAAAAATTTCATTATGTCTAGCACTTGTGCAGTTTATGGTAATCCAAAATATACTCCTATTGATGAGAAACATCCCAAAAATCCAATAAGTGTTTATGGCAAATCGAAGTCATATTTGGAAGATATTTTTCTGGATATACCAAATGTCAATGTTGGTATTTTAAGATATTTCAATGCTGCTGGTATAAAGCCTCCACTCAAAGAAAATCATGATCCAGAAACCCATCTGATACCACTCCTTATACATAGTGATAGTATTTCATTGTTCGGTACAGATTATCAAACAAGGGACGGTACAGCCATTCGGGATTACATCCATGTGGTGGACCTATGCGAAGCACATATTATGGCTTATGACTTTATTGATCGAAAAAATCAAAATCTGGTATGTAATCTGGGTAGCGGTCAAGGATATACCGTAAAAGAAATTATCCATGAAGTCAGAAGGGTAAGGAATAAAGATATTCTGGTTAAGGATATGCCGAGAAGATCTGGCGACCCCAAAATCTTGATTTCCGATATAAGACTTATGAATGATATGAATTTCACAACCAAATATGGTTTGGAAGATATCATAAACTCTTATTGACTTATACGGAATAGGCTGATATAATACATCACAATCGGAGGAATTCATATGACATGCATTTCAAGATCAGTAACCGTAGATGTGGATGTTGATGTCGATATGAGAGATTTTGAGGATGAAGAATTGATCGATGAGATGCGCGACCGCGGTTTGACGAATCTAATATCCCAAGAGATAGAAGATGCCATTTTGTATTGGAAGCGAGGTGATTACCAAGAATCCCTCACTCGGATAGAAATGGCATATCCCGAACTCTATGGTATTACACGGTTGAGAAAGGAATAGATCAGGAAGCTTGACAATGGTGTGTTTTTGTGTTACTATGTTCTATTGGTGACGATACCTAGGAATATATCATGAAATATGTCTTTGATGTTGACGGAACTCTCACACCATCGCGATCTTCTATGGATCCAGAGTTCCAAACTTTCTTTCTGGACTTCGTGAAATCTCGCGAGGTCTATCTGGTTTCAGGAAGCGATTATCCCAAGACAATCGAACAGGTCGGCGAAGAAATCTGCATGAATGTAGATGGTGTGTTTTCCTGTGCTGGTAACCAGATGTTCATTAGAGGCAAGGAACTATATAGACATGACCTCAAGCTTTCAGATTCCCAAAGAGCCTTCCTTACAACCCTCCTCAACAAATCTCCGTTCATGCCAAAAACAGGTAGACATATCGAGGAAAGGATCGGACTGGTTAACTTATCTATTGTGGGCCGCGGCGCAACCCGCAACCAAAGAATGGAATATGTTAAGTACGATATGGAGAATAAAGAACGTGATTATATCCGTCTGCAAATAAAAATGAATACCGACCTTGATTGCTCTATTGCAGGAGAAACGGGCATTGATATATATCTACAAGGACACGACAAAGGTCAGATTGTGGATCAAATAGGAACTGATATCATATTTTTTGGTGATCGATGTGATGCTAAAGGTAATGATTATCCGCTTGCAAAAGTCGCAGAGATGGTGTATAATGTAAAATCATGGAAGGACACATATAGCATCCTCCAGAGTTATGCAGCCGATCCAATGGATCATAGAAGCATTAACTATTGGCGCAATTTCACATAGGAGAGTCTTATGACTTCAAGGTATTTTCGCGGTCCCATTAGGACCGAATATAAGCAGCGCGCCTACGACGGCAAGTGGGAGCAAATTGGCCTCTTTATGGATGTCGAGAACTCATATACCTATGGGTCCGAGCAGGGCATTCCATATACCATTACACCCGAAAAGTGGGTGACGATGAATGTCTATGACTATGAACTGGAATTTGTTGGATGATGACCAAAGATGGATTCGACCTTTCACAATGCTGCATAGGTGCTATGCAAAAATAACATGGCTTGACCACTTGAAATCACCCCTCAAAGGCATTATATCTAGTATGTATGCAGAGTGGGGTTTAAACCAAATGAAAAAGTTTGGCGTTCCTCTACCGGAGACATATTCGGTAGAGGAATTGATATACCTGTCCCCGGCAGTACCAACAGATTTTATTCGTGAGCATGTGGAAAAAAGAGATGAGCAAGGTCGTCAATCATGAGAAGTGGCTCAGGAAACATAATGTCCATCCTGACCAACTCGCGGAAAGAAAACATTCTCTCGGCACTGACCGGGTCTGGCATAAAGAATATGTTGAGATGTTGCGAGAAGGCCGTTCGACTTATGAATCCTCTGGTATGAGCGGATCAAAAACATTTGGTATGGTTCGCGGCGTAATGGCAAATATCTATAAGGAATCACCAGAAGTCCAAAGAGACATTCTTATCAAAGCCATGAGAACAGCACCTGCCTGGAACAAGGGTGCATATCAATACATAACAGATGGTGCAGATAAAACTACATTGGGGAGAAAGCAATAATGGCGTCATTGACTAATATGCGTCATCATATTATAATGTCGGCATATGCCGCAAATGCCGCACTTACTTTTACTTCTATTGCGGTAAGTGACGCTGTAAACAAAGAATTCAGAACCTTTCGATTAATAAGAACTACACTTCACCAATTTGGAGAAATGACCTATGAAAAACATTAAACTACTGAAACTTATCACTGGTGAGGAAATTCTCGCTGAAGTCCTAAACGGCAATCTTGAAAATACCGTGGTCCTCAAGAATGTCCTTAGGATCGTGATCATGCCATCCAGAGATCCTTCTGCACCGACAGTCGGTCTTGCAGGCTGGGCACAATTCGCAAAGGATGATGAAGTAACACTTGACAGGAGGCATATTCTTGCTATAATGGACCCAATAGACCAGTTTGTGGATCAATACCGCCAGCAGTTCAGTGGTCTGGTTACACCGCCTTTAACCCAGTTGATTATATGATTCCATCTTTTTATACCAATGTTCAGGTTCACGGAGGAAAAGTCCTTTACCGTGGTGTAGAGGATGGTGTGTCTGTTCGGCGCAAGTTGGATTATTATCCCACACTCTTTACTCCGAGTGCTGCACCGACAAAGCACACCACAATTCATGGTGAGTACCTCAGCAAACTCAAACCCGGCAATCTCTATGAAACGAAGGACTTTCTTCGGAGTCATAAGGATGTTTCGGGATTTGATATATATGGCAATCAGCGGTTTGAGTATAGTTATATCTCGGATAACTATCCTGAGCATATCGACTGGGATATTACCAGAATCAAGGTAGCCAATATCGATATCGAGGTTGGATCCGAAAATGGTTTCCCTGAACCTGATGTGGCGGAAGAACCTATCACGGCCATTACATACAAGCAGGGTAGCAAGTTTATCGTGTTTGCATGTGGTGAATTCCGTAATGATCGGGATGATGTCGTGTATGTCCAATGCAAGGACGAGATCGATCTGATCCATAAGTGGTTGGATGAATGGTCTTCGGATTATCCCGATGTGGTCACCGGTTGGAATATCAAGTTCTTTGATATTCCCTATCTCGTCAATCGAATCACCAAACTTCTGGGCGATGCGGTTGCAAAGCGGCTCAGCCCATGGAATTCGATCTATAGCCGTGAAGTTATGTTGAACTCTGCCAAGAAAAGTACCACGTATACCCTCCTTGGCATATCCAATCTGGATTACATCGACCTCTATCAGCGGTATGCGCCCGAAGGCAAGTCACAGGACAACTACAAGTTGGACACGATTGGTCATGCAGAGTTGGGTATCAATAAACTATCCTATGCGGAATACAAGACACTCCATAATCTATATCGCGACAACTTCCAGTTATTTGTGGAATATAACATCCGAGATGTGGAACTTATCGACAAGCTGGATGAAAAGCTGAAACTGATAGAACTGGTGCTGACAATCGCTTATGATGCTAAATGTAACTTCGAGGATGCGTTCGGGCAAGTGCGAATGTGGGATATCCTAATATATAATCATCTTCGACAAAAAAATATGGTTATACCACCAATGGCTCATCATGAAAAACATGAAATGTATGAAGGTGCGTATGTAAAGGAAGTTATAAAGGGAATGCATCACTGGGTAGCTTCGTTCGATTTGAACAGCCTCTATCCGGCACTCATTCGACAATATAACATCAGTCCCGAAACCTTTATCGAACCCGATGATTATACCTTGGATATTCGGGAGTTTGTGTCGCAGAATAAAATCAATGTGGAATCTCTCCTGAAATCAATGATCGATACCACACCACTCCGAAATGCTGGTGTGACTATGACGCCCAACTGCCAGTTTTTCCGAACTGATAAACAGGGATTCCTTGCGGAGATGATGGAGACCATGTATGAAGATCGGTCCCGATACAAGAAGTTATCAATCGATGCTCGTAAGGAACTGGAGAATGAGACGGATCCTATAAAGAGAACTCAGATCCAGAACAAGATTTCGCGGTATCATAACCTCCAGTTGGCCAAGAAAGTGTGTCTCAATTCAGCTTACGGGGCACTTGGGAATGCCTTTTTTAGGTTCTTTGATGTCCGACAGGCTGCAGCCATCACGACGGCTGGTCAGTTATCCATTCGTTGGATTGAGAATGCGCTAAACTCCTATATGAACCGATTGAACAAGACAGAGAATGAGGACTATGTTATTGCCTCAGATACCGACTCGATTTATCTCAATCTGGGAAAATTGATTGACAATACTATCACGGGTAAAGGTGATCCTGCAAAAGTTATCCGCTTCATGGATAAGGTATGTGATGATAAGATCCAGCCTTTCATTGATACCACATATCGGAGCCTTGCTGAATATCTCAATTGCTTCTCACAAAGGATGGAGATGAAGCGCGAAGCCCTTTGTGATAAGGGATTGTGGACGGGTAAGAAGCGGTACATTCTCCGTGTCTGGAATAATGAAGGTGTTGAGTATAAGGAACCCAAGATCAAGGTCATGGGTCTTGAGATGATCAAAAGTTCCACACCCTCAGCCTGTCGCGGTAAGATGCGGGAAGCGGTTGATATCATTTTTAACCAGGACGAAAAGGCCCTCATTAACTTCATTGATGAATTCTGGGACGAGTTTAAGAAAATGAGTTCGGGTGATGTTGCATTCCCTCGGAGTGTGAATGGTCTTGATAAGTTCAAGGGCAATTCTAATGTGAGATGGACAAAGGGCACACCCATCCATGTCCGAGGGTCACTGATCTATAATGATGAAGTTCGGAAAAGGAAACTGAATAAGGTATATCCATATATCCAGAATGGTGAGAAGATCAAGTTCCTTTACATGCTAGAGCCTAATGATATCCAGAGCAACATCATTGCTTTTCCTGATGTGCTACCCGAAGAACTGAAACTGGATAAATACGTGGATTATAATACCCAATATGAGAAATCCTTTGTCGAACCACTCAAGATGATTACAGATAGCATTGGTTGGAACACAGCAAAGGTATCAAGCCTCGAAGCGTTCTTTAGCTAATAAACGGAGATATATCATGGGAATATTTAGTTGGTTGT